CGAGCGCCGCCGTGGCCGACGTGGTCGGAATGATCACGTTCTGGTACGGCCCCGCCAGGATGATCGAGGGCGTGATCGAGATCGCGCCCGCGCCACCCGCATAGTCGGCCGCCACCGCGAACTGCTGCAGGATGCCCGTGGACTGCTTGGTCTCCGGATGCACACGGAACACGTTGGCGATGGTGAAGATGTCGCCGCGCACTGCAGCGCCCGTGCCGGTCGCCACCGTGATCGCCGTTACCGGAGTGACGACGAGCGGCAGGACGCCGACCAGGGTCGAGGTGGTGTAGGCGGCGGTCGCCGCGCCGCGCGGATGTGACGGCCACAGCGTATTCTCCATGAAGTCGAACCCGGCGGTCCGGCCCATGAAGCCCTCGCGGTTCTGCTTGCTGATCGTGGTCTGATCGTTGAACAGGCCCTTCAGCGCGTCGACCATGTCGACGTTGTCCTGGGTGTTCAGGTTGCAGGTCCGCCCGTTCAGCGGCGCCAGGTTGTCCACCAGGATCTTTCGGCCCTGCAGCACCTTGGTGAAGGTCGCCGGCTGACCCTGGTTGTCCACCTGGTTGTAGACGTCCTTGTACATGGACATGGCGTCCGCCTCGATATTGGCGGCCAGCACGGCCATGGCCGGCTCCAGGATGCGCTCGGAGAAGTCGTCGAGCGCCAAAGTCAGGTCCACCGAGGTGAAGTTCAGGTCGACGCCCTTCTGGGTCTGCACCTTCAGGTCCACCGTGGATTCCGTGGTGTCCTGGGCGTTCAGCGTCGAGCCACTGCGCACCGTGTACTGATTGGGCAGGCGCACCTTCAGCGTGTCGCCGATCTTGGCGCCCTGGCGGGCGAAGCTGTCGTCGTACTCGCGCGTGATCGAGCCCACGAAATTGAGTTTCTGGTGCAGCACGCGCAGGGCCTCCCGCGTCACCGCGGTCGGGGTCAGGATGGCGTTGGCCATTCGTCTGGTCCTTTCGGAAAGGGTTGGAATGAAGCCGCGCGAAAGCCTCCGAGGCGCGAGGGACGCGCGTGCTCGGCGGCGGCCAGCGGTCAACCGGCGGCGGCTTGGTTATGTCTTGCGGTAAAGCCCGGTGATCGAAGCTGTTGGCGTTGCCGCGCAGGCTCGATGCGGACAGGTCGAGGTCAGAAACCGCGTGGCTTGCGCCCTTCACGGCCGAGGTTTAATATGAACGAAACAGGAACGTACGCTATGCTCAGATCATATGCGCCGCCCAGCGTCGCGATGCTCGCGGTGATCGGGTTGTTCTTTCTGGCCGGCCCGCATCTCGGTTCTGCCAGGGGCCTGCTGTTGTGGGCGGCGCCGATCCTCTATGTCATGGCCTGCGTCTGGTTCAGTTGCGTGGCCGCGTTCGATCCTCGCCCATGGATATGGCGCCTGTTCTTGATCTGGGCGCCTCTGATCGCGCCAGCCGGATGGGTGACGTGGATGCTCCTCAACCCCGATAGCAACGATGAGAGCCAGGCGATGGCGCTCACCTTCTCTACGATGGTGGCTCTGCCGATCGCTATCGTCAGCTCTTTAGCCACCCTCCTGCTGCTGATCTACTTCGCCCTGCGGCGCTTCGAACCTAGTAAGGCGGAACCTGGATAGGCGGCGTCAGGTCATTGGACCAGATAGGCCCTGAGAAGGCGTTTCCGGGCGCCGAGTACGGCGGTGGCGGCGGTGGCGTATCGCGCAGATGGGTCTGGTAGCCGGGCGTCCACGCGTCGTGCGGGCGGAAGCCGAACAGGGGCTCGGCCACATCGGCCGCGAAGCTGTCTGAATTCGCATTCCAGCCATAGGCATTCCCGCCGCGGTTGACGCCCGCCGCGTGCTGGCGGGCCGGAGCCGCGGCCTCTTCGGCCGAAACCCCCGGGAGGAACCTGGCCGCCAGCGTACGGTACGCGGTCCCGTAGTCAGGGCTCAGCTGCGAGGGGTCGACGCGCGCCGTGACGCGGTTGGAACCGTCCAGCGACCCGGTGACGAGACCAAGACCCGACTTTGATGGCCCTCCTCTTGCGATAAGCGGGTTCTGCCCATCGTCGTACTCGACGAACATATGGTCGGGAATGTCCAGAAGGGGCCGAACCTTCGACGCCCGGACTGACACCTCCGTCCCGGCCGAACGTTGCGGCGCCGAAGCCACCGCCGCCCAGTCCTGGAGCGTCATCAGCGGGCTCTGCGGGTTGAACGGCGCTGTTCCGATCGCAAGCGAGCCGTCGGGTATTGGCAGATATCTCGCCATCAGCGCCCCTTCCGCATCTGGTCGTTGCGCCGCTTCATCCACTCTTTGGTGGCCAGCTCGTCGCGCACGCCGCCGCCGCCAGCCGCGGAACCGCTGACCGTCACCGCGGGCCGTACCGCCTGGGCTCGGGCCTGAACCCCCGCTGCGCCCTCGTCGCGCGCCGCGCAGTCGGCCCGGTAGGCCTTGTGCAGCACCTTCCACAGGCGCGGATCGGCCATCTGGGTCAGTTCCTCATGGGTCACGCCGAAGGCCTTGGCGTAGTCCACCAGCTTGGCGGCCACCTCCGGCGACCAGCCCTCGATCTCCCGGCTCAGCGTCCGGCCGGTCTCGGCCATCTTGGCCGCGGCCTCGCGCGCCGCCTGCAGCTGCTCCCGCTCAGCGTGGTGCGCCAGCCCATGGGCCAGCCCGTCGCGCGCCTGCGCCATCGCCTGGGCCCGGCCCCACAGGGCCTGCGCCCCATGCGGGTCCTGCGCGGCATAGGCCTGCCAGTCGACGCCTTGCAGGCCCCGCAGCTGGTGGTCCAGGGCCGCCAGCTGCACTTGAGCGCCGCTCGCCGCCCCGGCAGCCCGAGCCTGCTCAGCCACCGCCTGCCGCTCGGCGATCAGCGCGCGGCGATGCTGCGCCAGCTCCTGGGTCTTCTTGGTGTAGTCCGCCTGCCGCAGGAACGCGCCTTTCAGCGCCGACGGCAGGGTGTGGACCTGGCCGTTGAGCTCGAGATCGAAGGTGTCGTCCCCATCTTCAGCTCCAGCATCTTCACCGCCTGCCTCCGCCGGCGCGTCCAGCTCCGGATCGTCGCGCACGGGGTCGTCCGCGCCAGGCGCGTCATGGTCTTGCATGGGCTTTCCTTCTGAGTGCGGGCCAAGAGCCCGATGGGATGTCGCTGCGCCGTCAGGCCTGGCGCTGCATGGCCTTCAGCCGGTTGGTCTCGGCCTCGAAGGCGTCGATCTCCAGCTTGCGGGCCTCGTGGCTCTTGTCCTGCTGCAGGGCGGCGATCTCGGCCTTGGCCGCGGTCAGGGCCTGGGCGAGCTGAGCCAGCTGCGCCTGCGCCGCCTGCCCCTGCGCCGAGCCGGCCTGCGCCTGCGCCGGCAGCAGGGCCTGCAGCCGCTGGGCCACCTCGTCGGCGCCCGGCCAGTCGAGGTTCTTGGCGAGCAGGTCTCCGATCACCGGGGCTGCGGCTGGATAGGCGCGGATCAACTCGATCATCTGGTTGGCCGCCTCCTCCCGGCGGCTGGTGAAGCTGGGCCCCGAGCTCACCGTCAGGTCATACTTGCCCACCGTCAGGTCGTAGATCTTCTCGATCTCCTTGATCTGCCCCGTGGCATCGGGTGTCACCGCGGCCGGCTGGTTCACCGGCACGGCCTTGGCCTGCCCATCCGCCCCCAGGATCCGCACCACCCGGGGCGTCGCATAGACCTTGGGGATCAGGTCCAGCATCACCCGCCCCGCGTGCCGCATCGCCCGGTTCAGGTTGTCGATATAGTGGAAGGTCGAGACGTCGCCTTCCCGCTGGCGCATCAGGATCGCCCGGCCCGAGGTCTCGTTCGACCGCGCCCCCAGGCTGGCGTCATAGAGGCCCATGATCGCCTTCATGTCGTCGCTGGCGCTGAGCGCCTCGGCCATGGCCCCAGCCGGCGGGCCGGCGAAGCCCTGGCGCATGGGCGGTTCGGGCCCGTCGTATTCGATATATGCGTGGCTCTGGGTGTTGGCAGTGGCCCATTTCGCGGAGTCGGTCTCGAAGGCCCCCTTGCGCCCGATGAACGGCGTCTTGGGCGCGAGCGCCACCAGCTCGGTGGACGTGGTCCGCCAGTAGTTGAACATCCGCTGCGGGTCCTTGGCGTCGCGCACCAGGCTGCGCAGCCGGCGGCGCCCATCCACATGCAGCTCCTCGCCATAGACCGGCACGATGGGGATGAATTTCCCCGCCCACTCCACCGTCTCCAGCACCTCGGCGCCGGTCAGGATCCGCTGGACGACCTTGTGGCTCGCGACGCTGCGCGGCCGGCCCACGACGCTGACGCCCAGCGCGTCGAACATCGCCTTCTGTTTCTGGTAGGCCGAAACCTCGACCACCTGGCCGTCCGACAGCGCCACGATGGACCGCTGCACCGCCTCGCGCCGCCAATGCTCGGCCACCATCACCCGATCGCCCTCGAGCCACGGCCCGGTCAGGGACGCATAGCTGTCCGCCGACCAGTCCACCGCCTCCGCGCCCTTCCAGCGCGCCTCGAAGGCGGCCTTGGGCAGGGTGTCGACCACGAAGGCCGAGTTCCAGTCCGACGAATCCGCCGCCGCCGCGTCGGGATCGCCATAGATCGAGAACGGATTGGCCACGCGCTCGACCACCAGGTCCTGGTCGAAGGTGTCGTCGCTGGCATAGCGTGTGTTGATCCGGAAATAGCCGAAGCCGCAGGTCACCGCGAAGTCGAGCGCGGTGTCATAGGCCACCTCCGCGTCCGAACTCTGCTCGATGTGCCGGATCAGCCCGTTGAACACCTCGGCGGTCTCCGGGTCGGCCTGACTGTCCACCGGATGCACCACGATGGCCGGCTTGTTCTGCCGCGCGTCATTGACCACCTGGCGGATAAAGGCCGGCAGCCGGTTGATGGTCAGGCAAGGCCGCCCGTCGAGATCTCGCTCGCGCTTGATCTCCGCCGGCCACTGCTCGCCCAGCCTGGCGAAGCGCAGGTCGTCCAGCGCGTCGCGCCGGTTCTCCGCCTCCGCGTCCGCCGCCAGCTCGAACGCCTCGCGGGCGTCCTTGATGATCTCGTCGTCGGACAAGTCGGCGCTCCATAGCAAGACGCCCGCACGAGCGAACCCGGCGGGGGGAAAAGCGGCCCGCTCCCACCCAGGAGCCGAACCGCAACGACATCGGAAAATCGCCGACCCGGCCGCCGCCTATCGCCTCCAGAGCGGAGCGGCAGGCGCACCAATCAACGCTGACAAAACCCTATCGAATTCGCGCGCGGCTGTCAAGAACAAAATAGGAACTTATTCCATCCGAAACCGCGCCCCGGGGGGCCGCTTTTCATAGAACGTGGTCTTGTCCTCATCACCGTCGAGACGGATCACATTCCCGATTTCGTAGCTTGGCCTAAGCCCCGCTCCGTTTTTCACGTGGCCGGGCACCGGGCCCACTTCAAGATCGATGTCCCAGGCCGTGGTCCCGAATTCCCACTTCCCGGGGGGCGCTGTGAGCTTCCAGGTGCCAGCCGCATCAATGCGAGGTGGACCGTGCGGGTCGGCGATGTTGCTCAGCAGATTTTCCGCCGGCACATCGCGAGCCTCGAATCTCCCGTCAGCCAGGAAGGTTACGTGGCCACAGCCCTTGCAGGTCCATGTTCCCACCAGATCATCCGCGCTGGGCGCACGCCGACTGCACCCGCACAAGGCCATCATCATGACCGCGGCCAGTGTCGCGCCCACAAAACGCATCATCCGCTCCTGGTGTGTCTCTACGCGGCCTTGTACCTATTTTGTTCCCGTTGCGCCACCCCGAAGCGGAATGCGCTCGCTCCACTTGAAATGCTGCGATGTCGGCGAGCCCGGCCCGCTCGGGAAGCGCGCGTTGATCGCTCCGTCCACGCGAGGTCGGACCGCCGGCAGATACCCGACGTAGGGAATGTGCAGCGCGGACGCCATGCTCGACGTATTTGTCGCATCAAAATCGACCGTCGCGACTCCGTCCTTGTCGATGTTCGTGATCCTGTATTTCAACGGGTACGATCCAAGATATGCCGCGGCCAGGTTGCCCGTCGCGCCACCCGTCGGGATCGCGGAGTAGTCCTTCAGGAACTCCGGTATCCCCTTCAAACCGCTGAGGTCGTAGTTGTCGTTGAGCCAATTTCCGACCGGCGGCGGCGCGGTCGCGATCTTGTCCCTGATGTTCTGAATATGGTCGTGCCGCATCAGGATCCGGGTCGCCGGATCGTCGGGTCCGAATTCGTGATGCCGCGGTCCCAGGCCCGTCAGCCATTCCGCGCCAAGCTGCCAATAGCCGGCGTTGTCACCGCCCTTCGCCCGTCCTGCCGTGGCGCCACCTGGCGGCGCCGCGATCTGGCCTGAGTCGTCCGCGCCAGGCGCCATGACCGTCGAGGCGTCGAGAGCCTGCGGGTCGTCGTCCGCCGGCGCCGCCCCGTCGAAACCGCCTGAGACCTGCTGCGCCCGACGCGCCAACCATTCGTCGATGGGCAGGCCGTCGTCGTTCAGGCCGTCCGCGCCGGGATCGGGCGGCGGGGGGGACACCGTGCCGTCCCCAAACGCCAGCGGATCGTTCGGCGCTTGCAGCAACCGGTTGCGCGCCATCGCCTCGTCCCAGGCGTCGCCCAGGGGATCGGGCACGGAAAAGGGTCCGCAGGCCGCGTTAGCAGGCATCGCCATCTCAATCTCCGGATTTCAGGAAGCGTCGGGCCCTCACCGCCGAACGGCGGGCGCACCAATCAACGCTGACGAAACCCTATCAAATTCGCGCGCGCCCGTCAAGAACAAAATAAGAACATTTGCCGATAAATCGCATCACCCCATCCACCCCAGTGGCTCGCCCCGCCCCGGCCGCGCCGGGCGCCTGACCGCCGGCCCGCCGCTCCGGTTGGCGGCGAACTCCCCGAAGGCGTCGGCCCCGTGGCTCGCCTCGTCGTGCAGCGGCCCGCCATAGCTGCGGGTCGCCCGGTTCCAGCGCTTGCGATAGCCGCGCAGCCGCTCCAGCCCGCCGGCGCATTTCTCGGCGTCGAACCAGGTCATGGGGATCATCAGCCGCCCGGCGTTGATCCGCTCCTCCGGATCCATCGCCGCCCCAACTGAGATCGGCGACACGCCCAGCCCGCCCAGGGTCTCGAACCGCGACCGCCCCGCCGCCCCCAGCTCGCGCACCATCACGTCGTGCGGCAGGTGATGGGTCCCATAGACGTAGGGCCGTCCGCCCAGCGCTGAGCGCACCACCGCCTGCAGCCCTTCGCCCGAGGTCTCGAAATAGTCGATGGCGCGCACCTCGCGCCCGGCCTGCTGGAAAAACCAGACGGCGGTGTAGTCGTCGATGCCCAGGTCCCAGGCAGTGTCCACCTTCAGCGCCGGATCGTAGGGCATACGCCCCACGCGGCCGTCGCGCTCGGCCTGGCCCAGCAGGCTGGCGTAATAGGCCCCCGGCGCCGCGGCGTCGAAGTCCACCAGATACTCGGAGGCGTAGCGGGCGTGTCCCTCCTCCTCGCTCCCGAGCTCGGCGATCATCTCCGCGCGTTCCCGCTCAAGCTGCTCGCGCGAAAACACGTCCGTGTCCGTCGCCGGCGATTTCAGAGTGAACCACTCAGGGTCCCTCACGCGACTCTCAAACGCCCGCGTCGCATGCCCGCGACCCCGCGGCGTCCACAAAAATACGGCCCAACCCCCGTTTTCCGCCAGGATCGGCCGGATGAAACTCCACGCCTCAGGCTTCGCCAGCGCCCATTCCGAAAACACCACGCCGATCGGCGGCGAGCCCATCAGAGAGTTGAAGTTGTCGGATCCCACCACCTGCCAGGTCGAACCCTCCTTGAGGTGGATCATCATCTCCGCGTCGCGCGTCCGCTCCCGGATCGCCTTCGGGAACGCCTCGTCGATGCGCCGCTTGCCCGTGTGCGGGTTCACCGCGTCCCAGATGGCCTTGCGCCCCTGGCTCGCCTCCGGCAACAAGTGCCAATAGGTCCCGGGCGTTTCAGCGGCGCAGGCCGCGGCCCAGTGCAAGGCCACATCATCCTTCCCCCAACGCCGGTGGGCCACAACGTCGGCCCGCTTGCCGCCGCCCTCAAGGTATTCCACGAGCCGCTTCTGATAGTCCCGCGGCTTCCAGCGCCGGGGCACGATGACCTTGCTCATGAGTAGCGGGCCTCGGTCTCGTCGGCCTCTGCCTCGTCCTCCGGCGTCACCTCGGTGAAGCGCTTAACGATCACCGTCATGGCCTCCGGCGCCTTGTTCTGAGGCTTTGACCTGGGCTTCGCCGCGGGCTTCGGCTTGCCGTGAGCCCGGTCCAGCACTTCCCG